CAAGCGGAATACTCGCGCGGATCATCACGGCGATGTTTTTCGTAAACACTAATTTCTCACGATCAGAAACACGCATACTATTATGATTTCTTTTTCTCTTCCCTTTTTTGCGATAGTGATATTTCTAATCTTTTAAATTCACTTTTTTCACCTTTAATCGCTTTATTTATATTGTTGATAGATTCGTCAATAATTTCGATATTTATAATTTTATTGATAAATTTTGAAACTTCACCACCTGACAAAGAGAATAAAAAGTGAGGATCGAATTGGTTTTGAATCCCTATATTTGAGATTCTTATTGTATTTCTGATTTCTGATGGGACATTAGCCCCAAATGCAGTAAACTTTTTTTTATTAAGATAATAGTAATTAAACTTACCTTTACTTCTTTTAATAGTGTCTTTGTCGGTTTTAAGTGTAACAGAGGTTTTACCGCCCCAATGAGAACGGAAGGAATTTCCAAAAGGTTTATTATTTACTGTCCACCCAATCGCCCTCTTAATCGAAGATTTGCCCGAATCTGACTTTCCTGATATTATATTGACCCCCTTTTTAAATTTAAGGGTAGATTTTTTGTGACTTTGAAAATTTCTAATTTTAAGGCTTGTCAACATACTCTTTTATTATTGTTTTGTTCTATCCAGGTTGCCCACTGACAGTTGCCAGGCTCGTAATTACCATTGACATCAATTCTATCTAATGTTAGTCCATCAGGAGGTTCTCCCATATCTGCTAGAAAGTTTTCAAATATTTTCCATCTTTCACATACCTGGATTCCTCTTGCTCCATAATTAAGATAGGATTCGTGGCTTGAATTATTACATCTAGTAAGCATAGTTCTCCAAATAGAATATATTCTAGTGTAGCTTTTCCCATGTGTAGTATTCTCTTTTCTTGAAGTATCTTTTTGTAGACATCCACAAGATTGAGTATATCCCCCTCTTAATCTCGAAGACCCTACTTTTACTAAGCCGCCACAATCACAAAGACACAACCATACAATTTCCCTTCTTTCATTTCTGCCTTCTTTGCCTATGGCAACAAGTCTCCCAAATCTTTGACTCATTAAATCTTTGTAGTTCATAGAAAGAATACTGTCAGGTTTAAAAATGTTTTTGATCTCCTAATTTAATAAGTTCTTTCTTGGTATAATTTATAGGCTTCCCTTTTAAATAGATTTTAAAAAGTTTGTTTATAATAAGCCTTCTCTTTTTATAATCATCAAAATTTTCATTTTTTAGTCTTTTAGGGTCCAAATTCATAATTTCATCCTTCTTGCATACTCGGCAATCAAAATAGAATCAGCGTCTTTTGTTTTAATTTTAGGGAATAACCTTTTAGCAATATCAATAGCGGCTCTTTTAAGTTCTATTGGAGATTTCTTTTTCTTCGCAATAAGTCCTTTTGGAAGGAAAAATTTCTGCCATTCTTTAGAATCAATGTATTGATATGAGATATCTAGTTCCTCTAATACGATTAAAGTAGATTCTAGCGCTCTTATTGCAGATAAGGACGCTTTAAATCGCATTGGATTAATCATAGGGCGTTCAATAAGACAGAATATACCATCCTTAGCGTTATCAAATAATGCCTCTACGTTTAATATCTGTCTCAAACGGGAATAGTATACACGAGAAATATATTGTTTTGTTTTTGTATATGATAATTCTTTTTTGGTAGGGGTAGGGAAGTGGTCTATTTGATTTCCTCGAATAATTGTTATTGTTCCCGTTGTCCCGTTATCAATTCCAATCCAGGTCTTAGACATAATTAGAAGCCCCCCTTTTTCTTCGTTCTCTTTGTGAGATTATCATTTTTAAAACCTTGCCTTTCTCTTAATTGATGTTTTATCTTCAATTTTATTCCATAAATTTTGCATTATAATAAGAAGCTTGTTGAATGCCTTTGGCTTTCTTTCTAAATAGTCAGCAAATTCATCTCTGGACATCTTAATATCTTCTTTCCCATTATTCCACTCAATAAATTTACCAGATTGTCCATAAACATAATCTATTGTTGTTCCAATATTATCAATTCCATAATCAAAAAGAATAGTAAAATCAGCTTCACGAAATGGTTTTGCGACTTTACTACGTTTAAATTTACCACGAATTTTAACCCCATAAACCCTAGTATGTCCTTTGTATGTTTTAGTTAATTTTTGAATTTCAGAGAGCCATAATACCTGGTGCGTATAAAAATCAAGGGCTTTCCCTCCTGTCCTTTTATATTTCTCTCCAAACATTACTCCTATTTTTTCACGAACCTGAGATATACAAATCAAGGTAGCGTCTTTTTTTGACATCATACTACAAAGCCTGTCAAAAAATTTATTAGAAAAATATTTTGCCTTTTCTGCACCAAACGTGTCCCCCTCTTCTGTATCAGTTTTTATGCTCTTGAGAGTTTTTTGCAGTACCGCCTTAGGCACCATTGCGTCCAAAGAATCACATACATACAAAAGAAATGTTCCGGGTTTTAATTCCTGTAAACGCCTCATATAGTCTCTGCCAAAATTTTCACATATTCCTTCTTGAATCCACTCAACCCCCTTTACAAACTTTTCACCGTACATCTGTTCTATAGGTAAGTCCATAACGCCTTCAACATTATTATAAATAATTTGAATTTTCTTTACAGATGAATACATTCCAGGTTTTACTTTTTGGATATTGTAAAAAGCAGATGCACATATTTCTAATGCCAAGAGAGTTTTCCCTGAACTTCCATCTCCTACAAGATTGATGATTCTTCCTCTTGCTATTCCACCATTCAACCCTTGTTGTGAACCTGCAAGATTCAATAAAGTGCATCCAGTGTTAAGAAAACAAACTCTTTCACTTTTCTTATTCAAATAAGAATCTATTTGTTTTCTTATTTGGCTGGGCATTTTTCAGCCTCTCCACTTATAAATTTTTTGAATAAGGGAAGATATACAACCCAACGCCCACCAACTTTTCTTCCCATTTTATACTTTACTAGCCATGTCAATAAGGTTTTACGAGTAACTTTTATTCCGCAGACATCTTTTACCATTTTTAAGGCACTATTTGTATCAATATAGCTGTATGTTGTGGCTGATTTTATCATTGCTTTAGATATAAGCCTTGCTGTTTTCCCTTTTTTAATCCTCTGAATTTTAGTTTTCATTTTTATCCCCCTTTTGCTATCTCCCTTCATTTTAAAAGCTGGTATATGTTAAGGTGAACCGTCAATCTTTCATTCTGGAATTTCTTTCCTAAACTTATACTAAGTTGCGCATATACTTTTCTAAATTTAGAGCCCAAAAGTTCATTAATGCGGACTTCTACCGCAGCCTTATCATATACCAGAAGTTCTTAATCTTTACTTGCGCTTTACCTTCTTACCATGCTTCTTCTTAGGCTTTTCTTCTTCCTCTTCTTCTTCTTCCTCTTCTTCTTCCTCTTCTTCTTCCTCTTCTTCTTCCTCTTCTTCTTCCTCTTCTTCTTCCTCTTCTTCTTCTTCTTCCTCTTCTTCTTCTTCTTCTTCTTACTCTTCTTCTTCCTCTTCTTCTTCCTCTTCTTCTTCCTCTTCCTCTTCCTCTTCTTCTTCCTCTTCCTCTTCCTCTTCTTCTTCCTCTTCTTCTTCCTCTTCCTCTTCTTCTTCCTCTTCCTCTTCCTCTTCTTCTTCCTCTTCATGCTTCCTCTTCTTCTTCCCTAATTTCCCCCCCATATCTTCTCCTTCCTCATACCCAAAGAAAATTTCCGATACTTGTTCAGGCGTTGGAACAATTAGCATTTTATCTAATGGGTACACTTTAGATAAAATATCACTATCATATTGCTCCTCACGTTCAGCAAATTCAATATCATCACATTCAATAAATGTATTTCTCTGTTTTCCTTCCCCAAGAGACTTCTTCTTACCTTTGGCAATAATAGTCATTCCTTCATCAAGGGAACAAAATGGAACTATTCCTTTCTTTCCTGACGATGATGCTTCCTTCAACCACTTTTCAAAAAGATAAAAACTAATATCAAGAATTTGAATACCTTTCTCAGGATTATCAACATCAAGAATATTGTAATAACATCTCCATTTTGGCTGTAATTTTTTCCATTTATTTTCCCTTGCCCCCCGTTCCTGCATATTCCTAACTTCATCGCAAACACTACATGGCTTCCCAAATGCCCATCTCAAACAAACTATCATTTGCCCATCTGGCAGTTTATGAACAGGAACTTCAAGTTTGAAATCCAATTTGCCAACTTTAACGCCAGTAGGTCTATTACTATGGTTTTTCATCTTTTCGTAAAAATCAGATGAAACAACATACGGAATTATGTCAAACCGATTTAGATTATCTTTACCTGACTTGACCGAAAACCATTTTACAGACTTCTTAATTTTACCGGCATCAAGAATTGACGCATGTCCACCTCCAAAATCTTCTCCATCCGCAACCGTTTCTTCTGTTCGCTTCTTCAACTCAGCCTTCATATCATCCGTTACACTAAATTTCTTCTTAAATTTCTTCTTACTCATCCTTTCTCACCCCCTTTCAACCTGTTTAAACGTTTTCTAATCCTAGAGTCAGTCAATGCTAACTCGTTAGGCTCAGAATATAAAGACATTAAATATATTTGACCAAAAAATTCTAATGCTTTTTTCCTATGTTCAAGAGATTTTAAAACATTTGAATAAAGGCTTACGTTATATTCTTTTTCAAGTAAATCCTGTTTAATTTTTCCAATTTCTTCATCAAACTCAATTATATTTCCAATTCCTGATTCAGTAATTTTAGCGCCTTTAGGAAAATATTTTGATGGCTTTTCCCTAATTTTTTTATCAAGTCCTGCTATAGCTATATCTAATACAAGGCTTAATTTGTTTTTTGTCTTTACTGCTTTTATAGATTTAATACAATACTCCTGATATAGTGCAGCTTGACGTGTCCACTCTTCTTTTACATTGTTCTCATTCACTTCAAATATTATATCTATTTCTTCGTTTCGTTCTTTCTTTTTAAACTTCTTCATTTTTTCTCCTTTCTTATAATTACATAATAACATAAAAATACTAAATTTTCAAAGTTTATTTTATTTATTTTATATTTGTTCTAAATGAACATCAATATTTTCTAAAACGACATTGCTACTTAAATCTCCAATGCTAGGGCAGTCTAAGAAGTTGCCAGTTAAACCTATAACACAAATACCTGTTTTATTATTAAATATTTGTATTTTATTAAAGATAGCGTCTGTTACCTCCCTTTGCAATTTTAATTTAAGTTCCCTTATTTCACAAATATCTTCATAAATTTTACTTTCCATAACTACCTCCTTAAAAACTTCTAGCTTTTCAAAACATAAATACAGGAAAATATAAAATCGGCTTTTGTTGCATTACCATAAAAAGGCTGTTTAAAACATTCATAAACTAATGTTGCTTTCATATTAGGTTTATTATCCTTTAAGGCAATCGCCGATATATAGCCAAGAATGGCTAAACGTACCTGTTCAAGGTTGCTTGCATGGGAGGCAAGAATAGACTGCATTATTTGACGTGTTTTATTCCAATCTTTTGAAAACATAATTGCTCTGCACAAATCAATTACCTGATGCTCCATTTCATTATTAACAGAGAGGTTTTCATTGATAATATCTTCACCTTTTAACCCAACAATCTTTTCCATTAAAAGTAAAGCGTCTCTGGGTATTCCATTTGCATTTCTAATAATTGTACTTAATACTTTCTCGGCAATCTTTAAGCCTTCTTCTTTAATTATCTCGGTTAATAGTCCTTTCATCTCTTTATCCGATAGGGGTTTTACCTCTAATTGAAGACACCTGCTTTTTAATGTCTTAATTATTTTTTGTGGGTCTGTGGTACATAATGCAAAATATACGTTGTCTGGTGTATCCTCTAAGGTAGTAAGCATAGCTTGTTGAAATTGAGAGGTTAACATTTGTGCTTCATCCAAAATAATAAACCTGCATCCCCCCATTAAAGGTTGATGTTTAAGTATTCTGATTAATTCTCTGGCAGTCTCTATCCCTTTCTCATTTCCAGCATTTATCTCAATAATATTGCGAGTGTTGCAACCTACATTACGAGCAATGATTTTGGCAATAGTGGTTTTCCCGCAGTTGTGATGAAATAATCCCCCCGCCCAATAATTATTATAAATTGGAACATGAAAATCGTAATATTCTTCTTGGCCTACAAGCTCTATTTCTTTTATAATAGCAACATTGAATTCATCTTGGAGTTGAGCTTCTTGGGAAGAAACCTTCATGGACAAAAGAGGGAATTGAGCGTATGGCAGCCCGCTCAATTCCCTCAATGAAAGGTATCTTCCAGTGTGCAAACGGAACTGGTGTTCGGAAGTTACGAAAAAAGTTGATTCAGAAGTTTCTACACGAAACAAAGAATCTTTCGGATATTGGACAGGAGGCAAAGCTGTTGCTACCTCCATCTTACCAGAGGAGGCACAAGAAAAAACATTAAATGAATTTCCCTTTTCCCATCTTTCTTTCACGGTTAGGTTGCTTTTATCTATTGGGTCAAAAATTACCGTATCCCCCCTTAAGCAACCATAATTTCCATGTAATAGATAAACCTTTGGTCTATTTTTTCTTTTAATTATTTGCTCCAAACACTTAACAATATGGGTATTCCCAACAATGTCTTCTAAATTCTTTGGTCTACATCTTATATGTAATGGTTTATTGCTCATATTTTTATCCCTTAATCTTTTAATTTTCATGCAGGTGAGGGAAAAACGTGAAGAGAGATTTCAAACCCCCACCTGCATGTCGCAGAACAACGAGTCCTGCTAAATATTAAATTTTAATTTTCGTAAAAATATATTTGCCTTTGCAATTGACTCTTCTATTGGATTTTTAATCTTAGGTACTTGAAAATCATTTAGTTGTATCCCCCCATAAAAAAATGGAAGTTTTGCAAGATGATAATATAGTTTTATTTTATCAAAATTATCCCTAATAAATTTATGTTTAACTTTAAGATATTCAATTGGCATAATACCTTCATTCCAGCCTGCTGGAATATCTTTTGCTAATTTTATTGCTGTTTTTTCTCCTATTCCGTCAAATCCAGGTATTCCATTATGTCCGCCTGAGAATACTGTAACCCATACCCAAAGGGAAGAGCGAATACTATACTCTTCTATAAACTGTTCTCTCCCATATAAATACCCATTCTTAACAAGAAAAATATCATTAAATATAAAAGCCTGATAAAGGTCTTTATCGTTACTTAAAATGATAATTTTCCCATAGTCTTTACTGTAATATGAACATAACATATAAATTAAATCGTCTGCTTCAAATCCTAACTTTGACCATAAAGTAACATTTAGTCTTGTTGTTAAATTATAAACGAAATTTACGGTATCGTGAAACCTGTTTATAAAAGAACTGTCAGGCTTTTCTCTTTTTGCTTTATATTCTTTAAGTAATAAACTTCTCATATATGGGGACTGGTCTGTGCAAATAATCATGTCATCAATATTAAATTTTTCAATTGCAGTGCTTACTTGTTGCACAAATCCATAAAGCCCCCCTGTATATGCGTTGTTATCTTTATAATTACAGTGAAGGTGCGGATGAACATGTATAGCTTTGTGAAGAACATTGTTCATATCAACAATTAATAAATTTCGATTTAATAGTTTCCCTTGATTTTCATATAATCTTTTTAAATTATTCATTCAAGTATCACCTCTTTTTTCTTCAATATAAGAGTAAGGTCGCTTGAAATTAATTCTTCAATTTTCTTACCTATCCCATTTTCAGAGAATTTCACCCATTTTTTATGTTCTTCTATTGCGTGTTCCTTGTTTTCATATCTCTCAATAGGATGTGCTCCTTTTTTATCTATCAATGCGGTTTCGTATCCCTCATCAGAAGAATAGGCAGTTGAAACTATTATTCCGTTTTTACATATTGTTCTTTCAACTTTTCTCGTTTCATAATTACCTATATCTTTTAAGAAATCTAAAAACATTTTATCCCCTCCAATAAAGGTTTCCTATATTTCATTTTTCTTCCCCTATTTTATATCCATAAAGTCTTTTAGAGACATGGAATTTTTAATATTACTTGTTGCCCACAAAACATAACGTCCTATTTCTTTATATATCCTTTCTTGTCTCTTATTTTTCGGGATTATAAATCCCGTATATTTGCTTCTCATTATCATTAAAGTATCTAGTTCTCGTAATTTTTCAATAACTGCTAATCGG